AGAAGGGCATGTCAAGCTTAAACGATGGTGTGAGTACGGCGAAGACCGGGAAGACTGCCAAGACCTCACAGACAATCAAGTATACTACGATTCAATCAATAAGCAGTTTAAAGCTAGATTCTACTGCCCTGCGTGTGGTGGTTTTGTTGGTGTGTTTTGCTATTCAACTGATCGAATGCATGTACTATTACATGAACTACTATCAGATGAAATGTATTGTATAGATTGTTTTGAAAACGAGTGCCTTGACGACATAGATTTTAATTTAGTAGATGATGACAGCTATGATATGATGGGTGGTGTGCTGTGTACTTGTTGATTTCAGGTGAAGCGAGGTGAAGGAATGAACGAAGACGTGAAATTTATGTTATATGTGATGAACGCTGAAAATTGCCAGATTAGGAGTAAGTATAATTGCAATACGTGTGGTGATCGGATACACTGTTATGATAGGATTGTCGAACAACAGGCATGAAAAGGAAGTGTAAATAAATGGTAAAAAAATACAAAGATCAAATTGACTTGCTTTTGGAACTTAAAGAAGTTGTTATTATGATATACCAACAGACCGATGAAAACAACGATGTTGGAAATCTGATGTGTACTGTAGATGAAACTATTGGTGCGATTGAGAAGATAGATTAAGGATGCATCGGTGTTGGCACGAAGTCACTTGCACAAACCTTAATCAGCAAAGCTGGCAAGGTTGAGCAAAAACACCCATCTGAAGATGGGATGTATGGGTGAAAGGGCACATGAATAATAAGTAGAGGTGATATATTATGATACCGTTACCAAACAAAAAATATAATTTGATTTATGGTGATCCTCCATGGAGATATAATTTTCAAGAAAGTAAATCACGTATGATTGAAAACCACTATCAAACGATGTTATTAGAAGATATAATCAAAATTCCTATAAATGATATTGCTAATGATGATTGTGCGTTGTTTTTATGGACTACAAGCCCAAAATTAAAAGATGGGTTAGAAGTAATTGAATCATGGGGATTTGAGTATAAAACACACTGTATATGGGATAAATTGTTAATTGGGACAGGATATTGGTTTAGGGGTAGACATGAATTGTTATTGGTTGGTACAAAAGGCAATCCTGGAGTACCATCTCCGAGTTTAAGGGTTGCATCTGTATATAAAGAACAGCGTAAAAAGCATAGCCAAAAACCAGGATACTTTTATTCATTACTTGAATCGTTTGAATTAAATCCTAAAATAGAATTGTTCGCAAGAGAACAACGAGAAGGATGGGATGTATGGGGTAATCAAATACCTAAAACCATGCAGATGATATTAAAATAATAAGTGTGCCTTGTGGTGCATAGGTGTTGGCTCAAGTCACTTGCGCATCCCTGACACGCCAGAGGCGGCCAGGGCGAGCAAAAACACTCCCATGAATGGGAGAGCATGACTAAAATGGCAGATCAATAAGAATTAATAAGGAGAATGATAAGATGAAAGTTGGAGATACTGTAAACATAATGAAAACACCCAATGGATATTGGAAAGGTAAAATAACTCTAATATCTACAGAATATAATGAAAATATAGAATATTTAAAACCAATTGCTACTGTGAATGGAATTCATAATGAACATGCAGTAGTCATTGAAGATCATTTGTCTTTTAAAGACGGTGAATATTGGGAATGGAAAGTATAGTGTATGTGCGGTGCTACTACGAAGTCACGGGCGCCGTCCTGCCGAGAATCCCGAGCCTAACAGGCGCCCTGTGCCCCCGCATGGAATGCGGAGGCATGACTAAGATTGCAGATGAACTATTTTTTAGATTAAAACCACAAATTATATAACGGATTAGTATGATTATATAATTGGTGATATAATGGGTCAACAAACCTATATAAAAACTAAATATTGTGAACAGATTCACAACCTTGGACACATTAACGCAAATAAGTTCAATGAGTTTGTGGAAAACGCTATTGATGAGAAAATAGAGCGTGAAAAGGAGGTAAAGTAATGAAAACAATAACAGTGGCAATTATAGCATTTATGTTATTAATTGCGTTGATTTCTGGAGGGTGGGTATTAAAGGCTGTATTACTACCTGCTAAAACGGTGACTACCCAGATAGATAGTGCTGGTAATATCATTGATAAAACCTATGATGCCGACAATGCCATATATAACTATGAATGGTTCAAGACACAATATGAAGATATCCAAGCTACAGAAAGAATAATCAGAAACACAAAGATTGAGATGGATGCTTATAAAGAAATGTACGGTAATGTGTCTGGATGGGACTGGCAGACCAAGCAGGATTATAACAGTTTACAAAAGAAGTATCTCGGGCAACAGAACTTTTATGAAGACCTTGTGGCTGAATATAATGCAAGATCAAATATGGCAAACCGTGAGATATTCAAAGATAAACTTCCGCTTCATGTGGATAAGGTATTATGGTGATTAAGATGAATAAGAAAGTAATATCAATTGGAATTGTATTGGTGCTTATTGCATCAATGTGTATGGGATGTACAGAAAATGTTGAATATGAAGATACAACGTCAGGTCAAGAAGCGAAACTCACAGAAGAGAATCAAAACAGAATGCTTATAGCATCTCCACCACCAAAACTTGATAAAAGTCTTGAACGTGAAAATTTAATACGAAGGCTTGAACTGCTTAATGATGAAAACAAGATATTTTATATTTATCTTGTAAGTTATGGAAAGGTTATGGCCGAGTATGTAGCAAAAGGTAAAGTTTCAAGTGTTAATTCAAAGTTGACTACACAGGAACAGATAGTTGATGATCCATATGCATATCGTGCTAGTGGCCACCAAGGCCAAGTAGTAGAATCACCTGATTTAGATGGTTCGTATGGCACAAATGGGGATGCTATATTTTTCTTTACCACCGACGGCGCATATGTTGAATGGGCTGGAGAATATATGGTAAGTGACTTCCCATTACAATTGACAACACCGCCTATGTTAGTAAGAGAGGTTACATAGCCTCTTTTATTTTTTTTAATTATAGTGTATGTGCGGTGCTGGCACTGAGTCAATTAACTCCCGCTTAGAAAGCGGGGAAGCATGACGGAGATGATGCATAAAATGGAATATAAAGAAAGACAAAAATGGATAATACATCACCTGAAAAGAGGCGACGTGTTTCATGCAAAAATTGAATTGAATCGGTTGATAAAAGAATTGGGTTACTAAGCGAGGTGAAAGTAATGAAAATATCACCAGAAAAAGAAGAACGGGCACGCCAGATGATTGAAGAGATTAGAGATGTAGAAAAACATCTTGAAGAAAAAATATTGCAAATTCAAACACGATTACATGAGCATAGAAGAAGAAGAGATATACTTCAAGAGTACCTTACGATGTATGGATGTTAGCACGTAGTCACGGGCGCCAGCGGCGGACCGCCCAACTCCTGCTTAGAAAGCAGAGGCATGCGAAATGATGCATAAAAAGGAGATGTGATGATATGGGACGTGGACAAGTAAGTAGTATAGAATGCAATAGAAGATGGAGAGACAATAACCAAGAGATGTGTCGGGATAATGCCAAAAAATATAGAAGTAAACGTGAAAATAGAGATAAAATCAATGAAAAAGTACGTAAAAACAGGCAGTATATGAAAAAAGGGGCCGCTTGTGAGATAATCAAAGAACACGATATTAGACACAGAGATGATCCTGAAAGTTTAGATATAAGAAAAATGATGGATATAGATTGTGGTGTATGGGTGCTAGTTAAAGTCAACGATACTCCCGCTTGGAAAGAGGGAGAGCATGACTAAGACGGCAATGAACAATAAGTAATAAGGAGATGAAAAGATGGAAGGAGATTTAAGAATATGGTGGATCCCACAAATTCCACTAAAAGAAGGTGATAAACCGTTTTATGTAAATGTTGAATCACCAGATGAAGGACGACAAGCATTGACAATACTTGGACGATATGACGTATATCAATTTAAACACAATATAAAACCAGACTATTCAAATGCCGGGGGGTTGGAGCTCGAAGACGAAGATGGAGATTGGCATGAATGGGAAAATGAATATATGGAAACAATTGAGGACGTATTATTTGATTGATTTGTGTATGTGCGGTGCTGGCACGAAGTCACTTGCGCATCCCTGACTCGTCCACAGGACGGCCAAGGTGAGCAAAAACAGCCCGCATGAATGCGGAAGCATGGTGGATACGATGCATGGAGCATATTATGAAATACAAAGAAACATTTATTGATGACCGCGGATATGAAAGGTCAGTCGATACAGAACGATTGGTTCATAGAGATGTAGCATATGATTTTATTTATGATCCTGAAAAATATAAATATCGTTTTGGTGATTACGTAATTCACCACATAGATCGCAATAAATTAAATAATCATCCTGATAATCTTGAAATACTTACATGGGATGAACATAGTGAAATACATAGATTTGAAACACATAACACTGGATGTTTTATAGCCACAGCTGCATATGGAACACCATTTGCTGAAGAAATAAATGTATTGCGCTTTTGGAGAGATAGTTATTTAAAAACAAATATATTGGGTGTGTTTTTCATTGGATTTTATTATTGGTTTAGTCCGCCAATTGCAAATATGATACGAAATAACGAATTGTTAAAAATAGTAATAAGAATGTGTCTGAATCCAATTGTGAAAAAGATAAAGGTGAAATGTAATTATATTGAAACTGTGGATGCATAGGTGCTAGCACGAAGTCACCGATGCACCCGCTTAAAAAGCGGAGGCATGCGAGATGATGCATGAAAAGGAGGTTAATTATGACTAAATGTGAAGATTGCAAACATGACTTACCACATACATGGAATAGAGAATGTGCTGCAGGTAGACTACGGTTAAGAGATTGCAACCAATCTATTATGTTAGTGTGTTCAAGTTTTGAATAGAGGTAAAATATAATGGAAATAAATTTACTATTAATATTAGTAATTATATTTTCAACACTCGGCCTTATTATCGGATTGATGGCAATCATGGCTTCTATGATAAGGGATGCTGTTGAAATAGCAATACAAAAAACGATAAACAAGAAATATTTAAACAATGAGGGGTCGGATCGGTGAGTCGATAGACAGTCAAATGATGCATAGGTGCTAGCTACAGGAATGATTGAAATGAATAAAAAAATAATGTAAACTGTGCCATACAGAGCATTTGTATGTTCACCACACGACTGAACAAGTAAGTTTGAACCATAACACGCAACCAAGCGTGCCGGCAGGTGCAAGTCCTGCCTTGTGAATAGTCCAATAAAGGACAAGAGGAATATAAATGTATGAAATAATAATTAGTCTTGTAGGTTTGTGTATAATTTTTCAAAGTGCCATACAAAACAAGAAAATCAATAACATAGTGATTTTAGAAAAAGCAATACATCCAATTTATCATGATATTGCAAGAATACGAAATATATTAAATGGATATAAAAATGAGTATCATAATGATTTTATTGATAAAGATAAATCAGATGAATGTAAATATCAAAAATTTATTTTAAATCCTCATGTAGAAAGATTTCGTAATTTATTGATACAATGCGAAATATATTTAGATAAAGAAAATTACAATATGATACATGAGTATGAGTTAGATATTAACAAATTTTTTTCACAACATATGCTTATAGAAGATTATACTGATGCTGAATATGCACTTGAATCTTTATCAATAGATGATGCTTATGATTTATTTGATAATTTATTAGCTACAATAAAAACAATAAAAAAAAGATATAATAATATCATAAATTGGCCCATGCAATAATCAAAGCCGTGTTATGGTATAACCCTACGTCAAGTGGATTTTCAACAGAATAAACTGATGTACAATCCGTAACCAAGCGGACCCCCGGGTGCAAGGCCCGGCTTGTGATTTGCCAGGATACAAAAAACCTAGAAGGAGCCAGCAAACCAATGCAGTCCAACAACACTGAGCCCAACACCAAGGACTGCCTTGACCGGATTAACCGTGAGAAAGAGCAGCCTAGGGAAGAGATGCACAAGTCAACTTATTCCTAGTGGTGGTGTTTATCGAGATTAGGTGGTGTGGGGAACTACTATTTTTAGAAGGTGTGTTGTGGTGGGGACAGGAAGTATTAAGTAGTTTAACATATATTTAATATCTATTATGTTATTAGAAACCAGAATCCATAAAATTGGCGGATCACACATGATGGTGATACCAGGACCAATGGTTGAATATTTTAAAGTTAAGCCGGGAAAATGTAAGATTGAAGATACTGATGTGAATGAAGCTAAATTGACATTTAAAAAGAGGTAATTCAAATGATAATCGAAGCAATCGTGGTGGCTTTGCTTGTGAGGTTTAAACATGCCAAACGATGATTTTTACTGTCATATGTGCCGTCAAATGGTAAGTAGATGGCATAGAATACCCCCTCTAAAAGGATTGCCATCATCAATGGATTTTTATAAGCGAATTTGTATAAATTGTTGGCCGGTGTACCGCAAAGCAAACGATATTACACCGAAGGCAGGTAATTAAATGTTATTCAAATATCCACTAACCAACGACGATGCCGGCCCACACATAGAATCTGATATAAATATAAAAAATGTAATTATAAAAATAATAAATTCAAATGAGGAAATATTTAATGAAAAGTATGTACTCGGGTTCTGGAAAAATAAAGACAAATTAAACCAGATTATTGATTGTGTCGATGAATTAAAAATTACAAAAAATAAAAAAGAATCTGAATTGTTGGTATATGGGGCAATTCATGAATATGCATCGTTGTTTGATATTAAGCAGATACCATATGGTTTTGAAGTAAACGGTGGATTATACTCTACTTCAATTGATAAAGAAAAAAACATAGTACGAAAACTTATAACTCATACTCCTGTGTGGGTGCCATATCAGTATTATAATTGTGATTCAGATAGTATGATGTTAGACTTGGCATTTTATAATAAAAAAAACCGATTATCTATTGTAACCATTCCTCAAAAAGACGCATTTCAACGAAGGGGTATTATGGATGTATCTGCACATGGTGCCCTGTTGGAAGAAGCAAAAGCTGGACAGTTAATTAATTGGCTTGTAAATTATATGCACCACAATGATATCCCAGTTCATAATGTCTTTGAGCGGTTCGGCTGGAAAGACAATCTAAATTTTGTTGTTGGGGATCAGATGATTTCAGATAATAATACTGAATCTGTTAAGATAATCAATGTGCCTTCAAAAAGTATTATGGGGTTGGGGCACTCTGGGACAACAGATGAATGGATACGATGCACAAACAAAATACTCCAATACGATAAAGCACGACTGAAATGCTATGCAGCATGCACTGCACCACTTCTTAAATTGTTGAATCAAAAATCATTTATTTTACACGATTATGGTGAATCGGCCACCGGCAAAACCAAAACATCTGAGCTTGCAATGTCTATTTGGGGCGATCCTGCAAAACTATTGATGTCTGCGTTTGGAACTGCTGTGGGTAAAGAACGACTTGCAACAATATTTACTGACCTCCCAATATTTGTTGATGAAACACAAGTGGCAACTGAAGATGATAATAAAGCATTTATATATTTGATCGCAAACGAAACTGGTAAGCTAAGGGGGCTGAAGGACGGGGGGCTACAAGATACGGCTAGCTGGAAAACGGTGGCGTTCACAACAGGAGAAGCCCCACTAACATCGGATAAATCATTCACTGGTGTATCTATGCGAGCAGTTGAAATTTATGGTGGATTAGGTGCGCACGACAAGGAAGCTGTAGACGAATTTAAATTTGGTGTTGAAAGTTGTTATGGGGTATTGGGTCCGCATATCATCCAGGAAATCATAGACAACTATGATAATTTACCCAAAATTTACAATCAATTAAATGCAAAATTCAACAGCCTTGCATCAGAGCTACACACATCACTTAATGGTGTTGGGGGTAGGGCGGCGTCAATGTTCGCAGTGTTGGCATTAGGTGGCATGATTTTTGAAGAGGTTGTTGAAAAATTAGGGGGGGATTCAAGAGGTGCACCTGAAATCTGCGCCGATGTATATCGTGAGTATATTGATACGATGTCTCAAAGTGGATACTCTTCAAAAGCATATGAACATTTTATGTCTTGGTATCACACCAAAGAAAAATATTTTTTACAAGATATGATGCCAATTGGTGATAAAGTACCGTACGATTTATATGGAAATGCTACAGATGACTATATAGATATATTTCCAACCGTTTTAAAAAATGTGTTAGAAACTGCGGGATTTAATTATAAAAGGGTAACAAAAGATTGGATCGATGAGGAACTTATTAAAATTTATGAGGATGGAAACGGCAAAGAGTATTCTAGCTATGCGGTTAAGTTTTTTAACAATACTAAAAAAGTTAAACGCATAGTTATAAAGGAAGTGAAATAGTGGTATTGTTTATGGTAACACACGTAACCAAAAGTAACCATTTTGGATTTAATATACTGTCGATAGCAAATGATTATATGATAAGGTTATATAGTTACCTAGTTACTAATAGTATATATAGTATATTTTCACATAATATAAGAGCATTCAAATATATCCCTATAGACCATCTAAACCGAGGTAACGGAGGTAACTTTGGTAACCGTGCGTTTATACGCTACCAGTCGGATGATTTAAAATTTATTTACTTTGGTAACTTTCTGAAACCAAGAGGTAACTTAAAATGATTGATGAATTAACTAAAAACTTCACAGATAATTATAAATTTAATTTGTCTGAATCGTCTATTAAAAGTAAAAAATCAAACCATCAACAAAAGTCACTCATTAAATTAATTAATCATGAGTTTAAGAAAGACTTTATAAAAAATTTATATCATAATCCTATATGGACGAATCGGGTATACTGGAATGTAATAGGAAGAATACAAATTGAACATGATGATATTTCACTTGATAATATTGTCAGTGGTGTAGATCAATATCTTGATGATAATAACATGTGTATAAATCAAAGGGACTTGCTAAAATTCATCTATGAATCAATAAACACTCATAAAATTGATGGTCTAACAAATATTAAAGATGTATTGAATCACGCCGCCGAGAATGGGGTTAATGCCAATAGATTCAATGAAGCAATAAAACACATGAAGGCAGATGGGAAAATATTCGAACCCGAAGATGGATTTTATAAGAGTATATAATTGAGGAATAAAAATATGAACACAAAAAAAGAAACTTGTCCAAATTGTGGAGCCATAATTAATTCGTATAAAATATTGAATATGTACGGCAAAGTATGCGGATGTCGTGCCTGCGCCAAAAACATTGACGCCTGGGGCTGTTGACAATGACCAATGATAAATTTGAGTGTACATTCAAAGGTGGATGTAATTGGCTGCGGTGTGTTAATGATAACTAAATCATATATACGAAGCTGTAGGGAGTGTAGCGAATGGCTCACCTTCTCCACCGTAGACAACGAAGACAACGAAGTTACCTGCCACAACTGTGGTGTGCGCCATAAAATCGACTGGCTGCCAAGGCTACAATCGACAAACAAATAGGTAAATCAATGGCAAAACAAACAATACTCCAACGATTAGGAAGACGCCAGAAGCTTGCACGACTCCTAAACATACACGAGTGTTACCAATCACGAAGTGGATGTACAATTAACTATGCAGTCACATTTATCCCAGAATCCCAGGCCATAGTTCAAGAATACTCAAAATTACGCACACAGATGCTCTCTAACATCACACAGGGCGAGATAACATACAAAGACATAGTAGAGTATGTCTATGGCGCCGATACCAAAATATCGGCTTAGAATTGAAATATAGGAGATGAAGAAATGTTGCAATGTTTAAATCAAGAATGCAGGACATCAATAAGAAAGAGGCAGGGTTTTCAATTTAAGATGAGGAGGTGGACGCATGTTAGATATACTAATTTCAATAGTAACAATTTATTATATGTATTTGTTATCTAGGCAGATCATGGAAGGCTTGTACGTCGGATTAATTGCACAGTTGTTATGGCTTGCCTTCATAATTCAAACACGTTCATGGGGTTTATTACTATTGAACATTGCGTTGTGGTATATTTTTATTACTGGTATAATTAAATGGAAGAATGGTAAAGAGGTGGACGCATGACAAAATACAGAAAAAAAACAGTAGTAATTGATGCTGAAATATATCATCCCGGTGTAGAGGATGGATTTGAAGAACGATACATTGATAATGATAACCCTAACCAAACATTTGGTATACAAGTCAGCGAGAGTGATATTTTAGTTCAAGTTCCATATATTGAAACCCTGGAAGGTAGATACCTAATCACAACGGGTGATTGGATAATTACTGGAGTCCAAGGTGAGCGATATCCTGTGAAACCAGACCTCTTCGATGAAACATATGAGTTGGTAGAATGAAATCACTTGAAATATACGAAGATGTAATAAGAGATATCACATCACAAATAGCCGATTATCCTGAGTCTGACACGCTGAAAAAGCGACTGGCATACCGGCTGGATAAATGGCAGAAACTCGTAGACATCAAAGTCTATGTAGCCAACAACGAAAAACACCCGTGGACATCTTCCGAGCTGGGCATGGAATGCACTGGGATGCCTTTGAAGTCTGCGACAGGCTACAATCAGGTGGGTGACTATATCTTCACTGTTGGGGCTGAGGAACAATCCTCAAGCATAATATGGGGCAATCTCGTAGTTGAGCGAAACATTAGAGGACTTATATGGAACTCTAATGAATAAAGAACATAGAAGTAGGTTATACCGTGAGATATCTAAATACGAGGCAGACCCACGATTTAACCGATTCATGTTGGTAGCAGAATGCACATATGAAGAGTTTTTAACTTATGTTCCTGAAATATTTGTGTATACACAGGAGTCGGCGGACGCAACAATATATAAAAACCTGATCAAATATTTCAAACGATTTTATAAGATCCACATATTACCACATCAGATAAAAAGAGGATATAGTGGTTTAGGCTGGTGGATTACAGCAGGCGGCCATCAAATTAATATTGTTATAGATTCTGCTGGCGCACATATACATATTGATGGAGTCATGCGAGAAACACTAATCAGAAAGAAGAACGAGTATGGTAAATTCCAGTATTTTGTACGGCGTGGTGCCACAGAAGCATCCAAGGTTGAAACAATCAATTCATTGGAAACTAAAATACAAATCTCTTTTGTTGGAAGCCGGGCTAGGGCAGTTGAGAAAATCCCAGGGTTGATACGGCAAAGCATAATTAAGAATTACACAAATTATATAAATAACATCGACTGATATTCATAGAGGTACATATGCCACGAAATGCCAAAAAGGGTGAATGGTCTGAAAATAATGAACTTACCCTAAAACTTGAACGCCATTCGTTAGCAGGAATGTTACGCCGAATTGATTCAAAACAGAAAGAAACCACAGTGAAAAAAGACGAGTGGACTAAGCTCGAAGAGATGAAAAGTAAACTTTTGGGGTATGATAAGAAAAAGATAGATATTGAAGTTGCACCAATCACACTCACAAAAGTTGATATTGATGAGGCACTGGCTAAAAAATTCGGGGATTGGTTGGCCGTTCAGAATACTACTGAAGATGAGTGATGGCAGTACACCACTCACTTTTTCTTATATCTGTATACTCCATTCATCTCAACACCACTTTTCAACCGCATCCCTCTTACATTAATTTTCATATCTGAGAAGATATATCCACCTTTCTTTGTACATACAATCCCAGCGGTTAATAGTTCTTTTACAAGTTTTGTAGGGATTACTACAATATCAAACCTCTGACTTAGTGCAATTGATATTTGTGTTCGAGTCCCTGGTGGCGTCCAGCACCCCAATTCTTGAATGATCTTAACGAATGGGAACTCATCGGCTAAAAGCTGGGCGGTGTCATCATCCACAGGGAAACAGTAGAGCATGCTTTCTGGTTCAAGTTTGTGTAGTTGATCGATTAGTTCGTTTGTGTTCATTATTGAATCACCTATAACATACTGATTTGGGCGACACACCGCGGTTTGAATACTTCGGGACATTGTTTACACATCTCTCTAAATGATTTGGCTGGTTTATGTGGTATATCATCCTGCGCTTGCATCATCTTCTCAAATGCTCGATGATATGCGACTGCAATCCCAGTAACAGCATTCTCTTGATCACATTCAGCCCTGGCGGCTAACCCGTGATAGTGCTTATTGTTGTGAGTCAGTTCAACGATGGTGTATTTGTTAATGGTGGTAACGTTAACTTTAATATCGTCTATACGTGGACCAAAAAATGACAACTTGAAAAACAATGTTTTGTATTCAGAAATACTATTTTTATATGTGTATTTCATAGCATTTTGGGTATATAGCTTCTCAGATAGCGCAGGATGCATTGGTCTTGTGCCGTGAAGTGATGTTTTTTTCCTTCCACTGGATGTGGGCAGCGCTTTGAACAACCAATCTTTATCAAGTATTTGATTGCCGTCTGCATATACCATATCATCCAATATTATTTCACCACACGCCCGCCCGTTTTTAGGGCGTTCATATCCTAATGCCCACACAGGACACACGTGCTTTAAGTCATATTTTTCACCACATATTTCACAGTCCTTTTCAAACTCTTCATATGTGTCCCACGCATAAGAGCCACACACACCAATGAACATATCTGTAACTGTATCCCAGAATGCAAAATTATATCCTGTATGTTGTTTTCTTAAATCTATAAATCGTATCATTTCACTTCCTCCTTGCATTCATGCCTATATCCTTGTCCATCCACCACAATCTCTTCACCACAAACGGAGCATCGAATCACCTCATAGTATACGGCCACAATCTGCAATTCTACCTTACACCCTGCAGGCAGTTTGAAGTTTGCGCTTGTATCCCTGCCGTTCCGGATGGATGCTGGGACTATGCCCTGCCCTGCGCTTGATAGGAGGGATGTAAATGTGGCTTGGTTTACGATTGGTATTTCCACCCTGGTATATTCTTTTTCGTTTATTGGTATCATTGAATCACCAGTTTAGAATTTAATATTCATCCACGTAACTTTTTCGCGCGTCTGATGTGATATTGAAATGCGCCCATCATAAGAACAATGTTTACATTCAAATATCAAGTCGTTCTTGTTTGACTCAACCAGTTTAAGTTTTGAGAAGCATATCCTACATAGAAATCCTACAAGTGGGAATTCATAGTTTGTTTCTTTTATTGGTATCATGTTTTATCCTCGGATTCAAGAAGAGTGATTGTGGTTTTTATCATTCGTTTTGCACGAATATCACCGTTTTTGTCGAACAATATAAGCATCGTGGTTCCATCAAATATATTGTCGTGTTGGACTAAACTATATCCGTCTCTGTCCATATATTCTAATTGTTGTTCTATCTCTTCGGGCGGCCACGCCACTTCAGGGGGCATTTGTTTTCCGTCTGGAGTATTACCATAATACACTTTATATGTTGTATTAATTAGTTCTTGGATTGCTTTTAGTTTAGCATCTTCAAACATCTTGGCCATGCGCATAACTGTATCGATTATTGGTGGTGGTATGGTCATTTTAATCCTCTTTGTCTGTAGAAGCAGTTGCTAACATGTGGGCAGCATCAGCCATTTCATCTTTACGTGATTGGGGCAATTCATCAATTACTTCAAAGCAATTTAAACAGCATGGAATCTCAACGAGAATTGTTCCTCTGCCAAGTTCAATTATATTTAGTGTGGAATCCCCACAATAAACACATGGTTTAGCATTCATTTTGATTCACCTTTTAATTAATACCTATACCCATTAATGTCCCCCCGCCAAAAACTAATCCATAAGATATGATCTGGTTTTTTTTAGTGGGTTCACTGTGGTCAAAAATACTTATACCCATGATAAAAGTTAATAATCCTATTGTTTGTAAAGCATTCATTTTGATTCATCCTTTTGTACTTCACTTGACCAATTCATCGTCTGTAACCTGCACGGCCCATACTTATCTTCGGGCAATGGCACATAGTCAAACTCTGGATATTTGGCTACTGTTTTTAATCGACAGTTCTTTGACAAAGTAGTGTACTTCACAGGAAATTTATCTTTTAACCCATCTATGAACCATTCTGGAAAACAATTATAGATTTGACACTTTAAATGTTCAAACCAGTTAATAGGATATTTTAACGATATTGTTTCTTCCAAATCTTCAATCTCTTCAGCCCAAATATATGTTCTTAAATACCAAACCATCTGTTCTGACACCTGTGCAAGTCGTTTAAATTTTATATTTGCGGTTGCTGCACCAGTAATAGCCTCTGTTTTTTGTACAGATATTAATTTAAGAGTTCGTTCTAAAATCCCATTGAGTTCTTCATCAAACAATTTCAATTCTGTTTTTGGTATATTCATTTTAATTCACCCACCACCACAATGACTTAAAACTATAAAAACCTTTTACTCTTTTACATCTATAATAAGTATTATATTAAATAAAATATATACAACCTGTAATGTTTGACAGTAATTGCGCTATAAACTGTTTTATTAACCATCCCCTGAAATATTGCGCATTACACTGGGGGGAGAGCTATTTCATCTCCATATAATTGTTCACTCAGTAGCCTCCCCCCAAAAACCATTGCAGAGCATAGCAAGGCTTTTTTTGGGAAATATTATCTTGGCTTAAATATGCCAGAACATCAAATGCGATGGTTAGATTACACTAATCGTGATCGGCACCTACAATTAAGCCCGAGGGATCACGGGAAAACCACAATATTTTGTCATTTGTATCCTGTGTGGGCCATATGTAACATACCAAACGTTCGGGTACTCATGGTTAGCAAGACCTCCGGGCAGGCAAATAAACTGTTGGGTACAATCCGGGCAGAACTGCGAAACAATCCACTAATTAAACAGGATTATGGGGAATTATTAGAGAATAAAGGCGAGGGTGGCGCAATATGGTGTAAGAGGGATGAGGTTGGGCGCAAACTAAAAGACCCGACAGTTGAAGCAGTGGGCGCACTTGGAGCAATCACTGGCGGCCATTTTGACATTATCATAGTGGACGACATGCTTGACGATGAGAATACTAAGACCGAGGGGCGCATGGAATCAATGGATAATTGGTTTTATGGAACCATCGGGCAGTTAGTTGAACCCACTACACAGATGTTTGTCATTGGAACCAGGAAGCACTACGCTGACCTATACCAGCAACTCATAGACAATGCACTATGGCATAGGTCAATAGATCGGGCGATCATCGACTGGCCGGAATCATATGAGTACATTTATGAAGTGGATTCAGACGGCAATGAAGTAATTTCAGATGTCCAAGTCACGGGTGAATCAACAGTACTTTGGCCTGAAGTATGGGATATTAAGAAACTGCTTATTGATCGACAGCAGGCTGGGTCTATCATGTTCGACCGGGAAAAGCAGAACGATCCTTGAAAGGGCAATACCTAAATGTGGACTGGTTACAGTACTTCGATTGGGCGGACTTACCAGACGATTTAACTTATTATATTGGTGTGGACCTGGCCATCAGTGAAAAGGAACATGCAGATGAAACATGTATTGCGTTGGTTGGTTACCAATCAAGACGCCGCAAATTATACATGATTGAAATTAGGCATGGTAAATGGGATTTTCCAACCGCATACGATAAGATTTGTACAGCATATGAAGAGTGGGCAATTGCGGGTATGCGAGCTATTGAAGTTCTCATTGAAAACAACGTCTATCAAGCAGCCATGGCACAACACATAGCTGATAGTACTTGGATTCCTGCTGTTGGTGTACTCACAGTCAAAGATAAGATAACTAAGCTGACCGCACTTGCTCCACACTTTGAGAATGGTAGCGTACTTTTAAGAAAAACTGATATGCTTGGTATGCCTGAGTTTAGGCAGCAGTGGGCGCAGTTTCCCTTCGCAGAACACGACGACATGCTTGATTCCGTGGCGATAGCAGTCACTAGGCTAGCATTGGGAAGTGTGAGCACAGTTGGACTAATTGATTCAGACACACCACTCGAAACACCAAGGGACGATAATGATTATGATTATGTATTCTGTGAATGTGGCGCTGAGTATGGCACAGCATCGGGGAAGATGCCTATGAAAAACGGGATTTGTGATAAGTGTGGTAAACATATTCAGGTTATGCCAGTTGAATTGCGGGCGGTGGCTGTATGACAGAAGTGATTTGTAAGAATACTTTGTGTGCTCACTATGATAATGGCTGCACACTTGCTTTTATTCAAGTTGGTGGGGGCGCATATGACTGGTTTTGTCAAGATATGGAACCAAGGGCGGTGGATGCGTGAACTTCCGTGAAAAAATACTCCAAAAAGCCAGTGATGCAATGGGCATCAACATGTACCGCTTTGATTCATTACAGACTGCAGGGGGCGCATGGTGGGATAGCGGAGATGAAGACGGAATTAAGCGCAAAGGTGTATTCACTGACGCTTTTTGGCTTGCACCACCATACGGCAGACCCCGAGACATTGATTATGACCGCTTAGAAGCAATTGAAAAGTCTGTATGGGTGCGCATGTGTGTCCAGCATATTGTTGATCGAATAGCTGGCGCAGATTGGAATATCGTACCAATGGAGAAGGGCGCTGATGTCCCACAAGAACACATCGATAAGCCAAAAGAGTTTTTCAATTCAAGACTATGGGATAAACCACTCTCACAAGTTATTAGAATGTTATTGCCGGATGCTATTCAATATGATTAATCCACAAGGTAAGCCGATTGAGTTTAGTCCGGATGAGATTATCTACTTCCAGAAGTCCCCTATGTCGAGGGGTCCGTACGGTATAGCGGCTCTTGAGATAATAGAAGAAATCATAGACTATATGATGGATTCCACTTTGGCGCAGTCAAAATATTGGAAGAACGGATTATTTGTTGGTGGTCAAATAGACTTACCAGATGTCCGGGACTTAGACGAACTGAAACGACAGCAGGCATACTTTGAAGCTAAACTTAGAGGACCACGCAAATACAATAAGTGGATAGTTACCGGGGGCGGTGCAAAAGTCCAGATGCAATTTATAGATTCTCAGAAATGGTTTGCTAAGATGGTGTTTGCGGTTTTTGAATTAACACCTAGTGAATTGGGATTTTGTCATTCAGATGACACAGAGTTTTTAACAAGCAACGGATTCAAGTTATACGATGATATCACAGATGCTGATTTAATCGGCTCATACAATCGTGAGACTGGTAACCTTGAATATCAACACCCAATAAAGAAATATCATTATGAGTATAATGGTGAAATGATACACTTCAATGGTCGTTCTGTAGATGCACTTGTTACCCCTAACCACCGAATGTTTGTTCAACCATATAATTATGATAAATGGAGAGTTGTAGAAGCTAAAGATGTTTCGTGGAAGCAATTCCATTTTAAACAAGCGTGTGGTTGGGAATCACCATCTAAAATAGATACTGTTGAGATACCATTGCCCCCCACTAAAGACAAAGACAACATGCCACGAGAGATATTAACATGGAATCTAAATGACTTTTTAGAATTGTTAGGGTGGTTTGTATCTGAGGGGTGCGCAACAGAATATGGGCAGGAACGAGGACATTATAGGATTGATATTTCACAGAATGACGGTAGTAATGCAGACGAAATTCGGGCAGTTTTAAACAGACTTGAAATAAAATTTAATGAATATAAGAATAATACTGAAAATATATCGTTTATATTCAGTAATAAGCAAATCTATGAGTTTATTAAACCAATGAAAGATGAATTACCAAGATGGGTTATAGATTTGCCTGTTACCCAATTGGTTGTGTTTTTATCATCGTTGTGTAAAGGCGACGGTCATGTGTGTAATGTGAAAAATGATCGTATTGAATTTTATACTACTAAAAAGACCATAGCAGATCAAGTACATGAAATTGCAATCAAATGTGGATATAGAACGAATCTTGGAACCAAAATATTTAAACATGAGAACTGGAAAGATTTATACACTGTTTATATGTCTAAATATACAGACCGAGCATATTTAGAACAAAACAATATTTCTAAAGAGCAATATAATGGATTTGTTAATTGTTTTGCTGTTCCGAATGGCTATCTCATAACTAGGAGAAACGGCAAGATATTAATTTCACATAATACCGAAGACCTGAATAAAGCTACAGGCATCCAGCAAATGGAAATCCATAAGTCTGCTGGTATTCGTCCGTGGTTGAAACTCATCGAGGACATGTTTAACCGGCATGTTGTATGGTCTGATTTTACTGATGATGTGAAGTTCGAGTTTGTCAATACACTTGACTTGGCAGATAAGAATGTCCAAACCGATATAGACATCGCTAGATTAGGCGCTGGCTTGGATTCTGTGAATGAATTGAGACTAAGGGATGGCTTAGACGTATGGGAAGATGAGAAGTATGACTTACCAACTGGTGACGCAGAGTCACCGGATGAAGACTTGGACTACGATGAAGATGACGACATGGGCTGGGAAGG